GATCACCGTCAACCTTGTTGTACCGGAAAGATTCAAAGGTAAAACCGCAAACACCGTTTCTGATTTCCTCGGGATTTGCCACCAGATTTCCTTCAAGCAAGACACTGTTCAAACTGTTCATAGATTCTCCTTGCCACAATATTATCACATAATGCGTAATATGTCAACATCAGGCTATGGTTTACACCTAAACCCCGCAATGATATAATCCTTGCCCATGGGCATATTTGACTGGAAAAAAACCAAGGCTTCGCAGGATACCGAAAATCCGGTTCTGACAACCCGCCGAACACCTTTCGCGGTCGATATGACCGAAAACATCAAGATCAATGGCGAGTTGACACGGGGGCTGGTCCATAACACGTACCCTGGATACAAACTGGCCGGTGCCATGGCCTATGCGCCGATACATACCCCGATTGCCATCATGGGCGTGCCGATTCCTGTTTGTGAAAGCGAACAGGTCCGGCAACGCCTCACTGATTTTGTTGAGTCAGCGATTACTAAGTTCGATGCCGTCCACGCATCCAGCCATGGCGACGGTACTATCTGGGTCTGGCCTTTTTTCAACCTGTCAACCGGGCTGACTGACCTGGAATTGATCATCGATGACAAGATTTCCGACGTTATTGTCGATATCACTACTGGCGAGATAACCGAGGTAATCAGCACCGAGCAGATAACCGTGCAAGCAAGCTTTGGCACGTCCAAGATCGTCAACCGCAATCGGTCCTGGACGCGCGACCGGATACGTGATGAGCGCGACGGTGTGGCTACAGTATCGCGCAACCCGCTTGGCATCATGCCGGTACCGTTTGCCAATGAACCAGATATTGGCCGGGTCCGGGGCCATTCGGATCTTGAGCGAATTATACCCGACCTGAAAACCTACCATGATGTAAAACTGCAATGGGCCACGGTCCTAGCAAAAATGCAGCCATTCGTCAGCCAGGAAACCGAAAACGTAAACGATTGGCTCCGGAATAACGGGTTTACCAGCCTGATCGATGTCGATAAAAACAACATGGATTTTATTATTAATTTGGCAGGGAAAGAGAAAACAGCGTTTGTATTCCCCCAGGGTGCCGGGGCCGAATATGAGAAATACCTGAACATGGCGTTTTATGCCATTGTCCAAGGCTCCAGTATCCCGGAGATTGCATGGGGGCTGGTATCAACTGGGAACCATGCATCCAGCGAAGAGCAGATGGAACGGCTCATGTCCTATTGCCGGAAAAAACAACGCCAGCATACCCGCCAGTGGCAGACAGTATTCCAGGCGGTCGCCGCAATCGAGGCCCGCGCCAACATCCTGGCACCGGCCAACGATATCCGCGTTGAATGGAACAGGCTTGACGCTTTGAGCGAAACCACCAAGGCTGACATATTCCAAAAGGTGGCCGATGCCGTCCAGAAGATGACTGATGCCGGCGTTCCGGGGCCGGTAATTCATGCGCAGTTGAAAGCGTTTTATCCGGCTGCCACGATTGAGGCCTATGATGAGTTCCGGGCGTTGAGGCAGGATGCGGCCAAGTTTAAGGCATTTAAAGATGCCCCGTATCTGGACATACTTGATGCCGAAGGCCAATCCGGGTTATGACATCCACCGAATACTACAAATCCTACACCGCAGCCTGCAGGCGCTGGCCGTCGCTGATACGGTCTGGCATGTCGGAAATTAAGGCCGCCTATGCGCTGGCCGCTGAGGCTGTCGAGGCTGCATTTGCCGATGCCTCCGGCCTGGCTGCCGAGCGTCTGTCATCGATCAATACCCAACTGGCCCAGGCTACTGCCACCATTGCTGAATCGCTGCTGGCTGAGGTGCCGGCCGTGGTATCAGCTGGCCAGTCACTATATGGGGCCATCGATGCCGAACTGCTTGGCGACCTGTTCGCCGGTTCGGAAGCTGTAACCAGAACCGGAATTGAAAACATGATTGTCCGAATAAACCAGCGACTGATTGCCGATACGGTAAACCGCATGTACCAGGATGGCTACACGCTGTCCAGCAAGTGTTGGGAGATTGGTGGGGATTACCAGACTCAGATCACGCGGTTAATTAACTCCGGGATTGCCCAGGGAAAGAGCACAGCTGACATTGCGCGGTCAATTGGGGACTATACCAAAGGCGGGATCGGTAGCCTGGACAAAGCCTACACATCGGCAAAATACGGCGACGTCGTAGTCAAAAACGTTGACTGGCGAGCGCTCCGGCTGGTCAGGACGGAGTTGGGCGCGTCGATGAAAATCGGGGCGGTAATGCAAGGTGAACAGAATCCGGGGTGTACTGGGGAGTATGATTGGTTGAGGATTAATACAGCCCAGCATTCCTGTTTGTGCCCTGATCTTGCTGCCGGATCACCATATAAAGCCGCCGATGTTCCAAGCCAGCCGCATCCGAATTGCCACCCGGCTGGAACTATGGTGCTGACTCCAAGTGGAGAGGTTCCCATTGAATCACTTGTGCCAGGGGATTTTGTCATCAGTCACGATGGAACAGTCCAGGCTATAACACACTGCTGGAAAACAAAACACGATGGTGAGTTGCTTGAATTAATTTCTGATGGTAGAAAAATCCAAGCAACTCCTGGACATCCGTTTTTAATCGGCGATGATTGGGTTTTGGCGCATGATATTAAGCCTGGCGACAACATCACGAGCATAGGCATTGACGTCGAATCCATCCCGCTTGTCAAATTTGTATCTGACAGTTGTCCACCCAAGCGGCTCAATGAATTCAATTTTTTTAATATCTTTGAGTCTTTTCTTAGCGGTAGTATGCCAACAACCGCCATCAACTTCGATGGCAAGTTTTACGTCTTCGATAGCCAGATCGATATTGAATCTCCCGACTGCCAAATTAGGGAAAGGCTTTTCTCCAAGACTGACCAAGGCATCATACATAATGCGCTCGTATTGGCTCCTGATTGTTCCGGAGTAAAACTGAGCTATGGAGGATCGATGTTCGTCAGTATGGCTGACACCCCTAACGGCATCATGAGCAGGCCCAGTATTGGCAATTCTCCCGTTGGCGTAACTCCTGTGATGCCCCTCGGAAATTCCAGGAACGGAGAAACCATTATCAATAAGGTTCCTCCCAACGCAACCCCTGGATACTCCAAGGATCTTGGCGATTTGGTTAACTGGGAGGTTCTTGTCACAAAACAAGTCAACCAGCACCAACCGATCAATATTGATTTTACCACTCATAGTAGCGCTATTGTATCTGCAAAGTCAGAACATTACAAGGGGTATGTCTACAATTTAACGGTTGCCAATACTCACACTTTTATCGCCAACGGATTCGCGTCCCACAATTGCGCCTGTCAAATTCGCCCCCGCCTACGCGACCTAAAAGAAACCACCGCTGATATTAAGCGGTGGTCTGCTGGTGAATCGGTTCCGTATTTGGACGAATGGTATGGGCGGAATTATTCAGCAACGTCCTGATAATAGTAAAAGCTGTTTGCTTTTTCGACTTTTGTTTCAAGTGTCAATCCAGCCATCTTAAAAGCAATATCGGTTGCCCTGGTTGGTGAAAACGTTAATACTACTTTATCTTGTCTATCGATGACTGCGATTATTTTCAAACCATTGAAAGTAAACAATACTTTTTCTTTACCACTTTTTTGTGGGTTTATTTCCTTTGATGACGTAAGCAATTCCATTACTAAGTTAAGGTTACCTGTTCCAACAATAGCAAACCTCTCACCAAGGCGGGCACGCGCGTGCCCGCTCATTATCCACATGTTCAAGCCTTCGCCTCCTGATAAAAAGCCCCAGCCATAAAGAAAAACCCAAACGTGCAAGCGATTGCCGCGATATAACACTGGCAGTCGAATGCTTGGACACCTCCGCCAATAAATAACGCGGCCAGGACCGCATAGCAGGTAAGCAGGACTGTCTTTTGGATTTTATCGTTCATTGCCATACTCCCTAATTGCCGCGATTTCGTTCTCAAACACTTTGGCCGGTATTCCAAGCGCATCAAGCTGGGAAAAGACTTTCCCACCGTTATGCTTGCGTTCCCGCAGTCGCTTGTGTCTGATTCGGTTTTCTCTGCGCCAGGTCTTGCTCATATATTCTCCAATAATCAATCGAATGTATCGAGAACCATTATTGATCGTGATAGGCAATCTTCATATTTACCAGAATAAAAGAATTCCCATCCAGAAGAATTTGGAAAAGGTTCGTCGGTGGTTTGTATGTGGACTGATTTTTGCTTTTTGTTTATATAAAGGTGAAAATCAAAATCCATTCCTTCTGGATTCACCCTCATATCTCCTCCAGTATTTCCACCCCACACCAGGTGGCTGTCATGTATTCGGCCCGCGCCCCCCTGCTGTTTTCCCATCCGGGTAACATGATGATGGCGTCGGTTACAGCCAGGTGAGCAATGCAAACTCGCATGTATTCTTGATGGCTGGATCCTGCCGGCAGGTTCGCGCATATGACGTGCGGATTGACCGGAATATGCCCAGCGGCGATTATTCGAGCGTGCATGGCGTCGAATGCTTGTTTGTTTCCCAGTGGGAGGCCGGTAATCGGGCCGCTGATGTAGATTGTTTTCATTTAGCCAGATCCTTTATTTGTATTTTAACAGGCCCGTTTCTTTTGTCACCGGTTATGGTTCCGTCAAGTTCTTTGATTTCTTGCTTGGACAAATTGCGCCACTTTTGTATATCGTAATCGCCATACAATAAACCCATTGGGTCATCGCGTTGCATGCTGCCTACTGATACATTGTGGTCAGTGCACCACTGGCGGGCGGCGTTTATTGCCTCAAAATCGCCTTTTTGGTCAAAAACAATTTCTATCGTTTTCATTTGTTCGCCACCCCATATTTGGCAACAGCATCAGCAACCATCTTGCCAAACCGTTCAATGCCGACAAAAGCAATTCGGTCTTCGGCGTGCTTCTTTGCGGCCTTTTCAGACTGACCTTGGCCAACCTGGAGGCCACTGGACATTTCAGTGACCACGCACGGGCTACCGGTTCTGTCTTGACCATAGTTCGTGACAAATGCTTGGCAGACGGTGGTGCCGTTGACTGTGAGCGTCAAGCGCTTGCCTTCGACTTCCTGTTTGCCGGTATCCTTCATGATGAAAAACTTTTCCATGATTTATTTCCTGCCTTTCTTTTGGTGGGCTTTTTTCTTTTTGCGCTTTGGGATGAATATGACAGAATGCCTATCCCTGGAATTCGCAATGTCGTAAAGACTGTTTGCCCACAAGCTATAGGCAAGAATAACAGATGTTAAATTTTTCTTAGACATAAAAATCTCCTGCCATGATTATCGTCTATAATGCGGTACGTGTCAAGCTTAAACACGCAACTTGACGATTAATTCCTCATGATGCATAATAATGGCATGAAAAACCTACGTTGGTCTGGAGACATTGGCTATCGCGATCATGAGCGGATGCAAGGCATTGATATGGCATTCTGCGAGGCAGAACTCGCCCAATGTGGCGGCGACGATATCACAGTCGAGCTTGACACCATGGGCGGCGACTACTTTGTCGGCATCCAGATCATGACGATGCTGAAAGGCTATCGAGGCCAGAAAACTGTCAAGTACGGCGCAATCGTCGCCAGCGCGGGGACTGCCGTTGCCCTTGGTTTTGATAAACGGATTGCCCGGAAGACCTCGGCGTTTATGATCCACAATGCGCAGTCCGGGAACTGGGGCGACCAGAACGACCTGCGCAAGACTGCCGACCAACTGGAAGCGTTTTCCAACATCATCGCCAACGAATATGCGGCCATCACCGGCAAGACCGTGGAAGAAATAAAAAAAATGATGGACGAGGAAACCTGGATGTATGGCCAGGAAATTGTCGATGCTGGGTTTGCCAATGAAATGGAAGACGCGGCCATTGACGGCATGGTATCAAACAAAGCCCAGGCCATATCGATGTTTAAGAAACATCAGAACAAAATTATGAACAAGGCTGTACAAAAGCCAGAAACCGTCCGGGATTTTGAGCAACACCTACGCGATGTAGGCTACTCCAAATCCCAGGCAACAGCGATTGCATCGGTGGGATTCCGGGCAGGGTCTGTCGAAAATAGAGAGGTAAACAAAGTGGACAAAAACGAAGTTTTGGCCGCCGTGAAGACCATGAAAGAGAACAACGGCATTACCCTGAAGGAAATTGCCGCTGCCATGGGTCTTGAAGACCAGCTGGCGGATGAGTCCGTCAAGATCGAAAACAAAACCATGAAGGCTGAACTCGACAAGGTCGAGGCCGACCGGGTGCGCATGGCCCTGGACAAAGAATTTGGCGCAGAGTCGGATACCAACCCAGTCCGCGCCTACGCTGGCAAGATGCTTGTCGGCATGAAGGCCATCACTCCCGAAGGCATTGCCGCCATCAAGGCTGACCCAATCGCCAAGGCGCTGGCCGTCCAGTCTGCCACCGTTGGCAGCGTAACCAATCGCCTGGATTCTGGCGCTGCCCCCGTTGCCCCCATTGTCATGGGCGGCCTGACCGTCAAGGAGGTCTAAGATGAGCACCGTATATATCGAAAAAGACGAGGCTTCCAGCCTGCAGTTGACCAACAGCACTGGAGCTGCCTTGGTCCAGTACCAGTTTACCGTTATCGGCGGTATGTCGCTGGTAGCTGATGAAGCAATCGCGGCTGGTGCCGTTGGTGGCCTGACCGACGTTGACGGCATGGTCCTGCAGATCGCGGACTACGTGACCAGCGAAGGCACGTTCGCCACCGTCAACGCTCCCGTGTACTGGAACCCCGCCGATGGAAAGTTCAGCGACACCCTGACCGTTGGTTATCACCTGGTTGGTTTTGTCAAAGAAATCAAGTCCGGGACCGTGACCAAGATCGTCGCCACCGAACCGCTGTTGCAGGTTGCCGGTCGCGCTTTCGTGAAGACCGTCACCCTGACCGCCGCCGCCGCCGCAACTGCCGTAACCATCGTGCCGGCCTCCGATGTTGGCGCTACCGAAAAGGTCTACGTGACCGACCTGCTGGTCAATGTTGGTGGTGCTACTGCCTGGACCGATACCACCGGTACTGTGGTCAAGATCCAGGACACTGCTGACACCCCCGTGGTTGCCGCCAGCATCGCCAAAGCGCAGCTGACCAATGCCGCAATATTGGGCAAGCATTCCACCGGCGTCACCCTGGCTACCCCGATCATTACCGGCGTTGGCCTGACCGCTGACAAGGGCCTGGTTGTGCTGGCCGATTCGGATTTCGACGCTGGGTCGAATCTCTACGTGACCGTGATGGGCACCATCAAGTAATAGGAGGGCACTGAAAATGCTGAAAGTTTATACCCCCGAAGCCCTTGTGGCCGAGCGGAAAGAAAAGGCCAAGACCGTCAATGCGTTCGTTTTCGAAGGCGACGGCAAGAGCAACGCCAGCGGCCAGAATGGCCCTGCCCATGTGTTCGCATCCGGGAAAAGCCGGGAAGATCTGCGCCTGGAAATGGAACAGCTCCGGCACAAGATGCTGGTCACCAACGCCGCCCAGCCACCCAGCGCCGCCGACCTGGAAGCTTTTTTCGGAAAGTTTTTCATCGACGTTACCCGCCGGGCCATCGAGGCTCCGGACCTGACCAGCCTGATTGCTTCCGAGCAGACCAATTTCGAGTTTCCCGAAATCGTGTCACTGCGCGACCTGGAGAAATTCCGGGGCATTATGGGTACCATCCAGGGCACCGGCGATGCCGTTCCACTGATCGAGCAGAACAACGGGAACGTTGACACCGTGACCATGTCGCTCAAGGCCTTGGGCTGGAAAGACAGCTTCAAGAACATGTTGTACAACAAGTTCTTCACGATGGACAAGGTGGTCCAGGCCGCCGTCGATGCCGATATCGACGCCCGCAACGCTGCCACCGCTGGCCTGATCGTTGGCGCTACCTATGTGGCCAGCAACCAGCAGGCCGCTGTCACCACCTCCGGCCTGACCCTGGACGAGAAAACCTGGGAAACCCTGCTTGCCGCCGTCAAGAAGATTCGTGCCCTGAAGGACATCCAGACCAGCCGCCTGAACGCGGTCCCGTCTCTGTCCATCCTGTGCAACAGCGCGGATACCTTCCAGCTGGAAAACGTCCTGCGCGGCCAGTTGAACGGCAACGGTTCGACCGCCCGGACCAACAACCGCCCGGCGCTGCCAATTGCCAACCTCGTGGAATACGACCAGGGCATCAACAACGGGTTTGTGATCGGTAAGGTCACCGCCAGTTTCCCCGGCGTGACCGCTGGCAAGTGCTACCTGTTCATTCCTGGTGTGCTGCTGGTGGCCACCAAGCGCCCGTTGACCATGGAAACCGGTCGCGGCTCCGTGCTGGAATTGAGCACTGAGGAAAGGGCATGGTATCGGGTGCAGGGGGTCTATTCCAAGGCGTTTTTGGGGTCGTCATTTCCCGGCACTTCGATTGGCGCGGGCTATGGCTCAATCGTAGAGATTACGCTCCCAGCGTAAAAAATCTCCAATGCTTCATTAGCCGCCAGCAATGGCGGCTTTTATTTGCCCAACCAGTCTAAAATCTTGCTTTTGATAATGCGCTTGATTCTTCCGTTTCTTGTGATTTTGTAACCACGTTTCTTGAGTGATTTTTTTATACGGTCAGTGTCTAAATTGTTCATGATAATAATCGGTTCCGGCATGCCACATTCAGTTCCGATTAATGCCATTAGCTTTTCCATGGCTGATTGCAGTGTCTCAAAAATCTTGTCATCGTCTGTCGTTTCGTTATTATCGGTTGAATTAACCGCCGTACTAACGCATTTTCCGAAATCTTCTTCGCTGTATTTTTCATTTGGGAGTTCACAAGACAGGCTAACGGATAGCCCAGATTTCCTAAGCTCATCTATGGTGACTTTTTTAGAGTCTTTGCAAACGATGGTTTTTTCTTTACCGTTAAAAGCTACTTTTACTTCTTCGTTGTTTTCCATGCTTCACCTTATTCAATCATGGCCTCCCGAAAGGGAGGCTTTTTTATGAACACAAACTTTTTAAAATAAGACCGGCCACGTGTTCCTTGTGCTCATGTTTTGGTTCAAATGATCCAAGAACACATTTGAGGATACGAATTCCGTCAGTCAAATAGGCTTCTGGCAAAACCTTGTTTACCCCTATATTACCGCCACTAAAAAACAACTCACTGGCCTTTCTTGACCAATTTTTGTCTTCTGGTTTAGCCAAAACATCAGCGAACCAGTCTCTTGGATATCCGCCAAAAACCAATGCCGGCTGATCAATTTTTGGGAAACTCAATCTCCAATCTTCCATGTGATTACTCCTTCTATCAATTCAATCATGCGGCCCCGTTTGGGGCCGCATTTTATTTGTATTTTGATGTGTGTATTGTAACACCATCAATTGTGACGGAATACCGCCATATGCCAAAATCACATGACCATTCGGCTTTTGGCGTAGTTCCAGCGTCTGGCAAACGCGGCAGGCCATCGATACTTTCGTAAAGAGTTCCTTCAACAATTAAAGGAATAGTTTTTCTTATTTCAGTCATCCTGTCCATCCTTTGGCATCCTAACCTTGATATAACTATACTACTTAGTGCGCACCATGTCAAGCGATATTTACACCAATATAAACCAGTGCTATACTATCCCCATGGCAACCTTCGCACAAATAAAATCCATCCGGCTGATTCTCAATGATCCATCGGGCTTTATCGATATCGTGTCAGTAGCCAATACCGCAGCGCTGCCAGTCAGCCCGGTTCCCCAGACTGCCTACTTTGTTGTCGATATCGCAACATACAAAATGCACAACGGCACGGCCTACGTTTCGCTGACTGACATGCAGGTATCAGACGGGCGCATCGGCGAATGGCTTGACGCTTTCGGCGAATACGGCGCAGTTGTCCGAGGATACAACACGATCATCCAACGCCTTGGTCAGCAGTTGCAAATGGTCAAGAATTCCGACGGTGCCGAGTCCACCGAATACACCGGCATTGACAAAATGCTTGCCTATTACCGGTCGGTTCTTGCCGACTATACCAAGATCGCGTCCAGCGAGGTCCAAATGGAAACCGGGCGCTGGGGAAAACTTAAAGCCCCTGAAATAGCTGGCGGCTACGTGTGAATAACCGCAGTCTGCTTGCCCAATCCCGCCAGGCAATGGCGCTGCATATTACGCAGTCACCATACATTGCCGTTATCACCAGGCGCGCATTGATTGACGATGGATTTGGCGGATGGGCAGAAGATCCGGCAGGCGCTACCACTACCGTCAATATCACTGGGCGCATGGCCAAGGAGTCGCGCATGGTCCAGGCCGTGCAGGCCATGTCTGCCGGACTTGATACGGCCGCCAGCATGTATTTCCTGGCACCATGGGATTCCGGTCTTATCGAAGGCGACCAGTTCCCCGGATGGCGCGTTGGCCGGGTTACGCCGCTGACAAAGTTTGGTGGAGTGCAGGCGCTTGAAGGGGCGCTGTATCCGGCATGAGCGCCGCTACCGATGCCCGATCAGTAAGCCAGAAGATCCGCGGCCACTATGGCGAACAGTTCCGCGTAGCGCTTCTGGGGCTGGCCCAGGCCCATCTTGCCGCTGCCCTTGATCATTTCCACAAGGTCCAGCCATCGCAACAGGGGCGCACTGGCCGCTTCTGGACAAACCAAACCAGCGATGCGGCCAACCGTGTTTTTGGTGAAGCATTTGCAACCGAAAAAGCAGTCGGGTTTTTTCTGGCTCACGGTGTTGAATACGGCATCTATCTGGAGCTGGCAAACAACCGCCAAAACGAAGCGCTTCGTCCGCTCATTGAAATATATGGGAATCAGTATATAATGGCGGTTGAAGAGGTATTGAAACCATGATCGACCTTGTAGTCGCCAAGCTAAAAACCGGAACATGGAAAAATGTTATCCCGTTTGGATTCCCAATACCGGCCAGCCCTTACCTTGTCGTCAAGGAAGAGCCAACGCCACTTGGTTATGTCCGCTGGCGGATAATCGGGCATGCGCAACCGGCGCAACTGATGATCCTGCGGACCTACATGCGCAAGACTGTACTTGGCTTGCTTGACAAAGTGGCCATAGCCGGGACCAGCCCGGACGCCCGCTACATGAAACTTGAAGCCATGCCCAACGAAACCAACGGCACCTTGTCAGTCGTATCAGACGATGGTACAATATCTTTGGAATCTAATTTCCAGCAATTCAATGCTCCATAATTACAGGAGGGAGTAAAATGTTACGAGATACCAATGCCCGATATGAGGGCCCGGTAGTTATGGCGCGCTTACGCACTACCAACCCCGATGCCGGCTATCCTTTTGTCACCCGCCAGGTGTCGAAAGTAGGCCCGTTCAATTTCTCCGGTGCCCTGGTGCCAGCGGCCGTTACCATCACGGTAAAAACTGATAACGGCGCGGTGGTTTCCGATACCGTTGACCTTTCGGCCGTGGCTGCCATCGGTGCTGTCACCGTTGCGGAATTGGTTACCCATATCAATACCGCCGCTGTGACCAACATCACCGCCAGCGCCGAGGCTGGAACCGGTCGGCTTAAACTTACCTTGACCACTCCCGGTACTGCCAAGTACCTCCAGATCGGCGGGGAAATCGCTAAGTTGGCCGGTTTTGGCTACGGATACGGCACCGAGTTTATCAAGCTCGAAACCGCCCAGTCCGTGGCACAGGAACCGACCAACACCGATTCTGAACGCCTGGAAGTCATCGATACCAACGGTCTGAAGACCGCTATCATCACCCGTGGCTATCGTACCGGTTCGACCATCACCTTGACCGATACCGCCATGGACATCAACCTCCGGGCCCGGGTCGAGGGTGGCACGTTCCGGGATGACGGATATACCGATGACGCCTACGTTTCCCCCGATGCATCCAGCGTTCGCCCGAACCTGGAAGTGGAATGGTTCTCCGGCGTCTACGGCAAGGACGATAGCCAGGAAGCTAACCGCGTAGGCTACCTGTGGCGCAAGTGCAAGAGCGCCATGCTGACCACCGTTGGTGGTACTGCCGGCGACCGGAACATCCAGACTGGTGTTTACACCCTGGCCGTCACCCCGTATAAAGATCCGCTTTCCAGCGCAAGCGACGAAAAGGATACTGTGACCCAGTTTCTGACGGTTTCGGAGTTCGACGCGCTGAATGTGCTGACCGTCTGATCGTAATGATTAAGCCCCCGGATTCGGGGGCTTTTTTATTGGTCATGGCTCATTGGTTAGTCTAACCTCGTTGCCGTAGAAGTCAAAGATGGTGACAGTTTCATCTTGAGTAGGATCAACCAAGATTACGCGGGTGTGCGGCCTGGATTCCAGACCTTTTAGCCATGCGTCATTGCTGCCGGCCATCAGCGCCATGGAGACTATGACAAAGCCCAGGATGAATGGGATTAGGACCAGTAGGGCCAGCTTGGTTTTGGTCATGGTTTTGGCGCCTGGTTTTCTGACACGCCATCCGAAAAAATACTGCCAGGGAGAGCGTCAAAAAACACCTGTATGTCTGCTTTCATTTCCTTGCACACGGTCTTGTCGTCCATTGCAGCAGACATCCATTTCCCAATTGATTCGTTTATTGTGCGCATATTGGCCAACAGTTCCTTGTTTTCGGCTGCCAGTGTGGCAAGTGATTTTTTCTGATCCATGGCGATGTAGGTTAATTCAGCAAATGCGGCTATCTGTTTTTCATAATCGGCTTCCAGTTCCTTGATCCGCGCATCCTGAATTTCTTTGGTTTCACGCAGGCTGTCAACCCAACATGATACGCACGCAATATCGCCGTCGTATTCCCGTCTTAGGTTCTTGGTTACCATCGCCCCGCAGTACGCGGATTTTACCAATTCAAATTCCGATAGTAGGAAGGCGTGGATAATTTTGCATAACTTCATTAGGTTATTTTTTGATGGCTGAGTTTGCCAATTTTGATCTATCCATTTATCAGTCAAATCATATATCTGCTCCACCGTCAGCTGATTCCCCTGATTACACGTATGCGCAGTATCAGGCTCGTTTTCTTTGCCGCATTTCGGGCATTTGATCAGCGGCTTGGTTTCGGGGCGGGTGTTCAATTTGGATTCAAGCCATTGAACATACTCAATATCGGGCTCACCTTGATAGTTTTCCCAATGGCATTCGGTTTCAAGCTCAAACTGTTTTCGCAATTCTTCACTCATCTTCTTCAGCCTCCACTGGATACGGCACTTCGACAATCTTGCCGCCGCACTTGGGGCAGTAGTTCATACCCATTTGTTCAAGTGTATGACTGAACCGATCCGGTATATACCACATTATTTCGCAAGTCCCATACCAACTATCTGATTCGCTGCCGTTTGGATCGGTTTCTTTCCAGGTGCATTGCGGTTTACTTTCTTGCATATTCTCCAAAATATTCCTCCTCATATTTCTTCCTGCACTCAATAGCTGAATTGATATCATCAAACATCCCAAGATAGATATTCTTTCTGTTTACTGATATTTGGGCAATAAATCTTCCTGTATTTCTGTGTGGGACTACACCAGTAATTCCTGTCGGAGAATTCTTCTTGACCTTGGAGTTCATTCCATTTTGGCTTTTGGTGGCAATCCGTAAATTTGAAATACGATTGTCCAGGGTGTTCCCATTGATATGATCTACACACAATGATCCATCGGTGACGCCAAGTAGCTCCCGATGAAGTGCAACCTTCCCCCATTTCCCATTACCAAGTTTCACACTGCGCCTAAAATAAATGTTAGATGTGCCCTTAGTAGAAATACTAAAGAACCATTTATATTTAGAAACAAAGTCAAAAGAAGATTTATCGATGATTACATCATATCCATGAAGTTTAATAATCACACTTTCAATCTGTTCCTTCGTTGGTTTCATCCCTGCGCCACCTTGTACGTGGCGATAAGATCATTTAATTCAGGGTCATTGTAGCTTTCACAAGTCGCTTCAATCTCATACTGCTCAAGCTCTGTTCGCTTCTTGCAAAGCATATCCACCAGTTCCTTGATCTGCCTGTCTTTTTCGGCAAGCTCTGCCTGGGATGCGGCGGCAATGGCTGCGGAAATTTCTCTATTTGATTTCCCCATAGTCATCAAATCGTTTAGGATGTAATTAATTGGCTGCTCTTTCATTCCCTTGCATCCTGAATCAGCTTGTCCACGGCTTTCATGGTGGCCAAGGCAATTTCTGCTGAATACTCCGCAATTCGATCAGTGGGGAGATCAAATCGTGACCCGGTAATTCCGCAAGCAATATTACCGGCCATTCGCAACAGTTGGGAGCGGTCTTTGTCAGTCATTTGATGCTCCAATATCCCGCATTTCGTCTTTGGCTTCCTCATTCTTGAGGACCGCCTGGACTGGCTTCCGGAACGCAAACCACCCGGCCAGAAACGCGATCAAAACAACCAAGGCAATCATGCCCAAAAGTATAAGTGCTTCCATGATTTTTGTCTCCAAAGGTGCCTGGCTGGAATCCGTTTTCGGATGAGCTGACCAGCCAGGCGGACGGTTAGAAAGGAGACATCTCCTTTGGATTCATGATACCTTCCCCATACGGGGAGGTTTGGACTGGATGGGATTCGGACCCATTCGGATTTATGCCAGCCTTTCATATGGCCACTCTCAGGACTCCGGCTACCTTACCGTTGCGCCGTAGTTGCGCTATACCAGCCCGGGGTACCGCCAGAGCCAGCAACGCTGGATAGCGGCATTTACGATTTACTGTCAAAGTCAGAATCGGTAAGTCGCCAATGTAAGCGGCTTGTCTTTCCTCCTTGTTTTAATAAGCCAGCCACCAGGGGCAAGGCTATTTTATTTCAGGTACCCTATTACGGCCTTGCTGATTTCCTCCCCAATGGTCTGGGGGATCTTTGCTTTCAATTCCTTGGCCATGGTCCGGACGGTTTCCTGGAGTTCTTTGTTGTAGACATCCGTCATGACCTGCTTAGCGTACCATTGGGCCCGTGTCTGAGTTGACATGCTATAGCCGTCGGGTTTTTTTCCGTCGTTCCCCACGGTTTCCACCCAGTACTTTTTGGCTTCGTCAGCGATCAAATCTTGGACGGTGGTCGGCTCCCCAGTGGGCTTCCCCCAACGATCAACTTGCTGGAAGGAACTGGTAAACACCTCCCGGATTTTTTCGTCCATGATGTTTTCAATCCTGGCCTGAATGAACGGGTTCATACCTTCCACCAGATTGCCGATAGCCGCGGTGATTTTTTTGTCTACCACGTCTGATAGCGGGATATTTTCCCAGGCTTCCTCACCGGTTTGCTTGTAGTCTGCCGCCATACCAAGGGCTGTGCTGACAATGCTTTCTACTACGGATTCTCTGGTAATCCCCAATTGCACCAAAATATCACTCATTGGATCTCCTTTACCCCAACAGGGGATTCTCCCATCCCTTCCCACCGCATTTCTCGCAGTAGATTTCTTCCTGATCCGACAGATGATTGCCCGGCTGATAGTGCCCTTCCCCTGAACAGACCGAGCAGGGCTGATTTCGCTCAAAAAAAGACTGCAATTGCTGCCTAAATGCTGCTTCCGTGATCACGTCCGTCCAGCTTTCTGGTACGGTAATCGTCATGGTCTTTTGCATGACTTGTCCTCCTGTATTTTCGCTGGTCCTGCTCGGCATACAGGATCTTGGCCATCTGGTTCTCGCGGATATGCTCATACATAAGCATGTACCTGATGTCTGGCGGCAGTGCCTTTGTACAGGTGATCAGGTCGCAATGAAGGCTCATACCCGACCACCGCAAGGTAACATCCGGGCGCTGGCCCGGATCTGCTTGGCTTTCTCGTACCAGACGTCGCCCATGTAAATCCCGCCGATGGGCTTGGACTCCAGCTGGGCATTCCAGCAGTTGACGGCCGCCTTGATACAGGCATTGGCCTTGTCAATCAACTGTTCGTAGGTGTATTCTGGCTTGGTTGGTTTCTTCATTTTTTCACCTCGCTTTTGATACTATAAATATAGCGCATGGTGCGGACTACGTCAAGCAATATTTGACAACTGGCGCATGGTATGGCATTATTGTTGAATGTACGAACGAAATTGGATTCAGCGCCTGTTGCGCCAGCCACCAAAACCAGTAGAACTGTCAACAATCGAGAAAATGCAGCAAGGTCTATTCCGACCGGTCGCCACCAATTGGCCGAATATTGGCCAGGTCGTGGTGATAATGCGGGAATTGAGCGAGGCGCAGATTTACGCAATCGGCGATATCACCATGATCAAGACGTTTTGGGACAAAATAGCCAGCCAGCGGGAACCGTCGGTTGAGGAAATGTCGGCGTATGCCGAGCGGCATGATTCGCTATTGCGGATCTCGATGGCAAACCCGACATATGATGATTTACTAAATATGTGTGGGACGTATATGAGCCATGAAAAGGTGGCTACTGAACTGGCTGGAATCAAGGCACAGTGGAAGGAATTACCACACGGTCCGGAAAAGGTGAAGCTGAAAAAAGTCTATGATGGTCTGGAGCTGGCTTGCAAGTTTATTCTGCCCCCCGTGTTTACCGCGCCGCTGGTGGCATGGATTACAGGTGTCAGCCGGTCAGATATTGACGCGGTGACCTATGAATTGCTGATCAAGTCGGCCACGCTGGCTACCCTTGGTGGCGATAATCCATCGGATCATATTGGCGGGAATTTTGAGCGGTTTCCTGGGGACAAGCTTTTGAAGACGGATATTGACAATAGGGCTTGGTGGTATCTCCAGCATAAAAAGGAATTTGATAACCGCCAAATGTAGCCAAGATTTACACCCATGCCAAACCAAGATATAATGGCGTCATGAGCGAAGACGCCGGAAGTATTTATAGTGAGGTCAGGATTCGGCTGGATAAACTCCAATCGGATATAACCCAGGCCGTATCCAGCATTGACAGATTCGGCGGAACCGTCGTCGACATGTCAAACACTACGTCAAACCTGTTCAGCAACAACTATTCAAAATCAATACAGAATGTCAAAACATACTTGGCAAGCCTGGACGGTGCCGTAAAATCCGGGGCAATGACCCAGCAACAGGCCATTGCCGAGTCCATAGCCGCCCGCAAGCAAGAATTGTCATATATTGCGGCTACTGCCGCCAAAAAAGGCGGATACACCGCCCAGGAAATCAGCGACTCGAAAACCGTGCGCGCGGAACTATCCAAACTCGAAACTCAATATAAAACCCTGGACACCGCCGAAAACAAAGCCGGTACCAGCGCAACCAGCTTTTCCGCCGCATCAGTCGCCGCCGCCGCCGTGGTGGCTTTAGCCTTTCGCTCCCTGGTTACGGCAACAAGCGACTATTCTGCAGCCCTGGCTGGCGTACGCGCTGCCACGCGGGGAAGCACTGAGGAAATGGACCAGTTTGCCATGGCTGCCGACCTTGCCGCCAAACAGTATGGCAAGACCAACGCCGAGGCTCTCCAGGGTATCGAGGCCCTGGCTAAAGCAGGGGTCTCGACCGCCGATATTCTTGGTGGTGGCCTTGATGGTGCCATGGCGCTGGCTGCTGCTGGTGAAATGGATGTGGGGGCAGCTGCCGAGGCTGCTGCTGGGCTCATGACTCAATTCGGCAAGACCGGAGCTGATGTAACCCATATTGCCGACCTGCTGGCCGCTGCCGCTGGGAACGCCCAAGGGGAAGTATCAGATTTCACCATGGCGTTCAAGCAGGTGGGCCTGGTGGCTTCAAAAACCGGGCTATCGATAGAGGATACCACTGGTACACTTGCAGCCTTTGCCTCCAATAGCCTACTGGGATCTGATGCTGGTACGTCGCTGAAGACCATGCTGGCTGCGCTGACTCCGGTCAGCGCCGAGGCTGGCGCGCTGATGAAAAAACTCGGGTTTGCGGCCTATGATGCCCAGGGTAATTTTGTCGGCATATCCGATGTTGCCGAACAGCTAAAAACTAAACTTGGCGGACTGACCGAAGCCGAGAAATCCGAATATCTGCAAACCCTGTTTGGAAATGACGGCAAACGCGCCGCCATCGTGCTAATGGAGCAGGGCGGGAAAGGCATTGACGACTGGATTGGAAAGGTCAATGATCAGGGTTTTGCCGCCGAAACCGCGCGTATCAAGATGGACTCGCTTGACGGAGACCTAAAGAAACTTGATGCGTCAACGAAGAATGTCGCCGCCAGCCTGGGGGATGCCGCCACGCCGGCCATGCGTGGAATGGCGCAGGTAGCTACCACGGTGCTTAATGCCATATCGGCGCTGCCTGGCCCGGTCAAGACAGCGATTATAACCATTGCCGGCCTGGCTGGCGGCCTAATTGCGTTTGCTGCCGCTGGTCCGGCTGTGATTGGCGTAATCAAGGGTATCGGCCTGGCTGTGGCTACCTCGCTTGGCCCTGTTGGGCTTATTGCATCGGCTATCGGGATCCTGGCAGTTGGATTGACTACCGCTGCCGTATCTGCTGGCGCTTTTGAAAACTCGACAGACCGGTTAATTCGAAACAGCAACGACCTGGTAGCTGCCACTAAAAAAAGCAATGATGAATTTACCAAGATTGTTGGACCAACCAATGATGCCACCAGAGCACAAAAGCTTTCCGCTGACCAGATAGACCAGCTCAAAAAACTGTATCCTGAACTGACCAGGACCATGGATTTAAACAAGGCCACCATAGGCCAGGTAACTGAGGCTCAAAAGAAACTCAACGCCGAGCGAAACAAGGACGCGCTATCGGCCATTAATGCCGAGATCAAGGTAAACAATGATGCGATGGCGGCCAATACCAAGCGCCTTGCTGATAACCAGAAGGCCACCGGCTCATTGACTGACATGTCGATAAAGAGCCGGGAAAAAACCATTGCCAGCTACCTTGCCTTGAAGGCTCCAACGGAACGCCAGACGGAGCTATACAGGAAGGCAGTGCAAGAGCTTGCCACGCTTAAGTCAGGCGAGGACGACGGAAACAAATCCCGCCAGGAAAGCATCGCATGGACGAATCAGCAAAACGCCAAGATCGAAGAGCAGAACAAGAAACTTCGCCAGCAAATCAAGGAACTGGACGGAACCGCCGACGCAGAACGTGCCGCCCAGGCCGCAGCCGCCCAGGCCGCTGCCGATAAAAAAGCCGCCACCGAGGCTGCCAAGCAAGCAATAGAACGGGAAATCCAGGCACGAAAAGACCTACTCACCGAATACGACCGATCAAAAGCTGTTTTTAAGGCCATGCTTGACGCCAAGCTGATGGACGAAGAGGAATACCTATCGAAAATTGTCGAACTGTCCAATGGTCGAATAACTCAGATACAAAATGAGGCAGTAAAAGATGGTCAGTTGTCAAAAGAAAAACAAGCCGCCATTACCGCAGAAATGGCAATCAGGGACCAGGCTGCCGGAAAGCTCAAGGTTATAACTGACGCCAAGCAAGCGGCCATAGCTACCGAAAATCAATTGCAATCGGCGCTTGATGGAACCGTAGAATCGATGCAGATTGAAATTGCTGCACTTGAGGCAAGCGGGAACATGACCGAAGCCCAGACCGCCCGGCGCGATCTGCTGGCCAAGAAAATCAAGGCAATCCAAGACAAAGGCGTCAAGGATCTTGAGACATCCGAAGACCAGAAAAAAGCCGCAATGGTCCTGACCGACAATTTCCGCCAGTCAATGGCAGATGGTGAAATGGATGCTATTGACGCCGAAACAGCCAAGAAAAAAACGGCGCTTGATAAAGAAGTTTCCGACCTGATGGCAGCCAATGCCTTAAGGCTGGCTTCCGATAAAACCTATGCCGACCAGTCGGTAAACATTGCCAAATACCAGGCCGCGCAGATCGAAAAAATCGATATGGATTCGTTAACTAAACGCGTACAGCAAGTCGGCGGATATGCCAGCCAGGTTCTTGGCATGTTTGCCAGCCTATTTTCTGCCATCGGTCAGCTCCAACAAGCCCAGGCCGATGCGGAAATGGAAGCGCTGGACGCCAAATATGAACATGAAAAAAGCTTGTTGGATACTACTACCCAGGATCTACTTGACTCGATTGATACCGAAACCCAGGCCAGACTTGTGGCCGCCGGTATCCAAGATAAAACCGCCGTTGAATCTGCTCAGGAAAAACTTGATGCCGCCGTAGCTGCCGGAGATGCTGAAGCCATCGACGCCGCTCAAAAAGAACTGGAAAAACAAACCATCCTTGCCGAGTCAGAGGCTGCCAAGCGAAAAATAATGGATGACGCTGCCGCCGCCCAACTGGCGGCCGACAAGGCATACCAAAAAGAAAAAGCTCAGATGGAATATAAAGCAGCCAAGGCCCAATGGGAAAATCAACTCCTGAACGCCACTGTTGCCGGTGCCCAGTCAATCATCAGTGGCCTCAGTGCTGGTCTCCAGATTGGTGGATGGCCTGGTATTATTGCCGGTATCGCCATGATGGCCCTTGCTGGCATTACCATGGGAGTGCAGCTTGGAACCATCAACGCAAACAAGCCAAAGCCACCAGCCCTTGCTTCAGGTGGTATCGCTATTCCGTCCGCGTCAGGCGGCGGTGCCGAGGTCTTGGTGGCCGAAAATGGCAGCCCGGAAATGATGCTGAACGGCGGGAAATCCGGCGAGGCATTCCTGAATAAATTTGCCGACGCGGTGGCCGCCAGGATCGGCCAGAACAATGGCGGTATCACGGCCACAATTGTCACCGAGCTGGATTCCGTGATAATATCGAAGGCGGTAGCGCGGAATTTTGACAATGGGACCGTGCGGGTCAAGGGGCTGGCATAATGAAAATACTGTTTGACGATTACTGCCGGACCGCCACAATCACTTCGCTTTATGAAGTTACGGCATACCCCGCATCCAATATCGCTGACGTGTTTCTGGATACCATTTACCTGTCGGCGCTGCCTACTGATACCATTACCATTGACCTGTTGACTGACAAGCCGGTTGACTCGTTGTTTATTGCCGGGTGTAATGCCAGTTCTGTGGATATCGAGATCACCAGCCATACCGGTACTGTGCTGTATTCTGGCCCCTGGGCAATCACCAGGGAAATCGAGACGCTGTATATTGATCCGGTGACCTGCCGGTTTGTTAAAATCACGGTTGACGTAACTGGCGGCGCTGACTACGTAAAAATCAAGGGTTTCGGCTGCGGGGTTTCGTACCAAACTGATTATATTTTGTCGGCATTTGAACCAGCGATTGATAATAACACGGTGTTCACCCGGTCGAGTACCGGGCAGGTTTTGCGGAATAAGACCAACAGTTTTCGGAAATACCAGGCAACAATTCCCAACCTGGACCGGGTGGCCTATAACGCGCTGATGTTGCTGCTCGAAGGTTTTGGACTACATTACCCTACCTATTTTGACATGGCTGAAAACACCACTGATTTTGAACAGCCTATTTATGGCGAGATACCAGAGGTCTGGCGGTACGGAAAAAATGGCCAGAATTATAGCATTACGATACCGATAATGGAGTGCAGATAAAATGGCGATATCCCGCGTAGCAATTCCAACCCCAACAGCACCCGTTTCACTGACTGATTACCAGGCGCAGCTGGATCAGATAACGGCGCTCAATCAGGCGTTCACTGGCCGGAATATTGTGGACGTTGCGACGATCCATGCGGGATCTGTGATGATGATCGGCGGGGTTTTATACAAGAGTACCACCGACACGACCATCACAGGAACGCCGTCAAAATTCGTTAAGATCACACCATCCGGCACAACTGCCGCCGCTGCTTTCGTTGCCTCATTGTCCGGAGTGGCCTGGAACCATGCCTATGGTGGGTATTATGACGGTTCGGGAAACTTGTACTTGTTTGATGAGGCCAGGGCCGTTAATGACGGGGATATTTCGACTGCGTACACCATGCAGGGGCAAATTGCTTTCATGAAGGGCGGGCTTGATATTAATGGGGCTTTGACCGGTGTTACCAGCTTGGCTATGGGCGGGGCGTTAAGTGGGGTGACGTCGCTTGGCATGGCTGGGGCATTATCCGGTGTTACTTCTTTATCTATGAGTGGAGCATTAACTGGGGCCACCAGTGTTTCAACATCAGGCGCTGTTTCAAGTGCTTCGGTAGCTGCTTCTGGTAATGTATCGGCAAATGGTAAAAATGTTCCACCAATACCGGCGACTGCGGGATCCGGTTTGGGATCATGGCAATTTATTGTTTCCGGTGTTGGCGCAGTTTTATTAGTCCCAGCATCTGGCACTTGGGCTTATGTTGCTTTTGATGAAAATGCCTTTTTAACTGCTGTCGGAGTAACCGCAGGAGGTGGCACAATTATGGCAGCAGTTCCTTCAAAACAGACAAGAGCAATGGTTTGGAGAGTCACTTAATTGATCGTTTTAACTCTTGCCAACACTGTTCGCGCTACTCATCTATGGTACACCGACGCTTTTGTGGTCGGCATGCGTTTTAGCTATACAACGGCAAGCTATTGGTCCAGCGTTTTAGGGGCTCCAGCGGTTACGGTTTCAGAATCGCCAATAATATTGGACGTTCTTATAAATTATATCCAGTACTATATCGCCGACTCATACGCCACCTGCCTGGCTACCGAATCGAGCTGGTATTTTGACGGGACAACGCTCTGGATACATATGGACCATTTGCTGGTTCCTGATGGTGTGGTCATCCAATACGGCAAGGGCGTTGGATATTCCGATTCGTCGGTGGTTTATATTGGTTCGACCCAATACTTGCCACTGGTTACCGATACCCCGTCCATCGAACGGTCGGAAGACATAAAAGAATACGGCCGGCTGAAGCTGCTGGCCACTGATATCAAGCTGACAAACATGTTTGGTGTCCTGGATTCACTTCAGGATGAAAATATCATCGGCAATTCGGCCATGCTGTCATACATTCAGAACGAAAAAATAGTAGACGGATTCGTGTCGGCTGGTGATGCCGTCCCCCAGGCATTTTACTACGTGGAAAAAGTCGAGCACGGCCAGCAATCGGTTTCGCTGGCATTGCAGGATATTCGGAAACTCAACAAGCAGGTTCCGACAAGGGTTTTTGACGCCACTACCTACCCTTACCTAAACGACTCCGACGATGGGGCATTCGTTCCGCTGATTTACGGTCGCGTTCGGGCTGCCAAGTGTTTTCCAGTTACCGCAAATCAAACCGGCACGACAGACGCAACATTTCGGTGCGCTGAATTTTTGACTACCATCCATGCCGTTCGTGTTAAAATAGGCGATACCTGGACTGCCGCTACGGTGACCGGCACCGATCTTGCCAACGGGACGTTCACCATTTCCGGTGGGCGCAGTGCTGCCGGAAAAGATCCATACGCTTGCCAGGCTGACGTGACAGGAATACCGGTGGTATATGCAAGCGACATAATAGTTGATTTATATTCACGGTATCTTGGCCAGGCATTTACTGATCAGTTTTATAATTTGACCGAGTGGAACGCAAACAAGGTAACATTACCAACTTGCGGACTTATTATAAACGAACAAAAAGATATTCTTGATATCATACCGATTATACAAAACGGAATTTATCCATCGTTTAGATTTGACATAACTTATGATGGATTAAAAACAATTCGTATTGACGATAAAACACGAGGTATTGACTGGTTTGTCGGAAATCTTGATATTATAAATAATGACAAGCTTACTGTTGTAGAATCATCCGAATATCTATTCGGTGAAGTAACGGTACAGTACGACAAAGATTATACCGATGGAACATATAGGCCAAAAACAGTAAACACCTATGTCAATGAAATAAAAGAAAATTATCAATGGTCGAATACAAACACTATACCGTCATTGCTGAACGATGCAACGCTGGCAAATAACATGGCAGTAGCTAAGTCGGTTGAATATCGGTACCCTATCAGAACTATTGAACTCGATCTATTTGGCGACAAATATTTTGGAGTTGAGATTTACGACATAATGCAAGCTGATACTGCGCTTGGCCGGGCCGAATATTATTCCGGTGATTTTACTGGCCGTGAATTTTTTGGCGTGATAGTTGGTCAGGTGCTTCGGTATAAACCTAATTACGATAAAAAAACCGTAACGGTAACCTTGCGAATCCTTGACCGTGTGCCCTTTGAGCAAAGGACTTTGTTGTTCCGGATGGACTCAGGTGGTGAGGTTGGGCTTGGAACAGAGGACGATACGTATTACGTCGAGACCGAAGATGGACTGAATACCATCGCGTGTGATATAATCCTGGATGACGTGCTCATCCTCGGCACAGAGAATGGCAATATTTTGGCAGGTGACTAAATGGCAACCGAACTTATAAAAGTCAGTGAATTACCGGTAAAGACCACCGATTTTGGCGACGGTGATTTACTGATCGTTTCGGAATATAATGGCGGGACGTACGTTTCTAAGTCAAAAAATGCGTTTAAGCTTGGGCTTGATGCGGCTGCTTATGATCCCGCTGCCTTGTGGAACGTTGGTTTGGCTGCTTCGGTTTCAGGTAATGCCTTAACAATTGCGTTGAAGCAAAAGAATGGAACCACCGATCCGGCATCCGATAAAGGCCGTGTGCGAATTGGGTTTCGGTCATCGACGGTTACTGATGGCGCGAGTACATCTGTTGATGCTGTGGCTGCCACAAATACTGTTATTTCGTCCGGTTCAACTGCCGGTTTTAAGTCAGCGTCTGAGGGCATTATTTATGTCTATGCCATAAACAATGCTGGTGCAATCGAGCTTGCCTGGTCGTCAGGTGCGTATTTCAATGAGTCAAAGCTTCAAAGCACAACCGCAGAGGGCGGTGCCGGCGCTGCTGATGGTTTGGGAATCTTATATTCTACCACCGCAAGATCAAACGTTGCGATACGATTGATCGGGTACTTGCTGCTGACCGAGGCGACGGCCGGAACCTGGGCGACTGGTCCATCAGTCGTGTTTGCTGGAAATCTTAAAACTATCCCAAACATACCAGTGCCGTATACTCCTGGATCTCAAGGGTTTGGGACAATAACAAGTGTCGAAGTGGTATTTTTCCAAAATGGTCCGCGCCTCGATGTTGAGGGGCGATTTGCCGCTGGTACTCCTACCGCGTCAGAGGCAAGGATAAATTTGCCAGTTGCAGCTTGGACGCCAAGAGTTGTTTCGTCCAATTTTGCAATTGGTAATTGGATACGGTCAAACGGATCAGCGAATACAAATAAAAGAGGTAATATAATGTCGTTTGCTTCGGCGAATTACATTAATTTTTCTCTTGATGATTATGTTCCTGCCATAAATCCGTCTTCACCGCAAAATGGGTCTGTATTTGCTGGTGTTGGCGATGTTATATGTTTTAAATTTTCGGTTTATATAAACCAATGGTAAAGAGGTAAAAAATGAGCGTTCGTGATTTATTCATCCAGGCACCGCATTTGTGCGGGGCGCATTACGCTGACAAGCGGTCAACGGTGGCCCAAATCGTTTGGGACCATGAAATGGAAAACAAGGCTTTTGGTCGCATAAATGGCGAATCTGCCATTGACCGGATCGCGTTTATGTTTGACTGGCCATGCGACAATGAAGACATGCGGGAATATTGCCTTCAGCTTGGCAACCTGAATGTCCTGGCGCATTACGCCAAAGAACATGGTGACACCGATGCCAGGGCTGAGGCTGATGAACTGAAGCCATTGCTTGAATCTGAGGAAAAAAACTTCCCCGCGGTTGCCAAGATCCTCACGGTTGAACAAGCCTACTCCGGCTGGTGGGGCGTGTAAATGACCACTCAAAGGGGCATTGGCATCCTGTATACTGCTTTTGCCTCTTTGGTTTTTATTTCCACCATGATTTCCAGGTATGTTACTGGTATTCAGCTATTTTCTGATCTTGATTTTATAACAATCGCTTGCATTATTGTTTTTTTTCTTTCTATTTTTATTGAATCTAAGTTACTTAAAACGCTACAGGTAATAATGATTTTACTTGTTTGCGTTGGTATTATTATGCAGGGGAATTATTATCTTAGCCTTGCTTTGTTTACTAATATTTTTTTTATACTTTACTCATATGGTGCTTATAATAAATACCCTAAAATAAAAATGGCAGTATCTGTTTTGTTGATTTACGCCATGTATCTTGCAACATCGGTACGCGAGGGTGAAACATTTGTCTATGGATTTAACTGGATTATATTTGTTGTAGTCCATATAACATCTATCTGGATTGTATTTAGGGCAACCGTTGACAAAGCCAGAAAATTTGATGCATCAAAAGAAATGCAGTTGAACCACAAGATAGACCAGATGACTGCTGAATTATATAAAACCCAAAATCAATTAAAAGATGCGGTTACGTCTGGGCTTGAACTCTTGGAAATGGTCAAGGAATTGAAAAATGGCAAACGATGAAAATACACGGCTTGCATTACTTGAAGAGAAATTTCGCCGTCTTGCCGAGGATGTTGGCATGATGAAAGACGATCAAAGTAAAGCAAACGAATGGATAACTGCACACAAAATGGAAGAAATAACCAGGCATAATAATGTAATTAATGCCATATCGGCCGTTGCCGGTTCTGTTGAAGAGATTAAAACCAAGGGTAAAAACCGACTGGCTGCCGGCGATAGACTTGCCCTATGGGTTCCGTCAATACTGGCGTTGTTGGGGTTTCTTGGTTTCAAGCTTTTTGGGGGTAGCTGATGATAGTAAATAATTCAGTAGGAAAAGACAATTGGACGCAGCTTAAAAATGTCAACGAACCGTTAGCTACCTGCAATGTGACGGCATGTATCAACGCAGCTCAGGCTGCCGGGTGGGACGTGATGGCACTACGCCGGAGCCTTTCACCAAGACCGGCTGACGATCTGTTTATGTTCATACGGCTCGACCAGGATTGCAACCGATTGTGGAAATCATACGACCCTGACGGAAAAATACCGATCAATCAATGGATGGCACCATTGGCGCTTGGATTAGCTAAATGGCTTGGGAAACATGATTCAGCGTCGTTCCGAATGGCCAAATGGGAAGAAATGCGCGATTGCATTATTGCTGGTGGATCTTGCGTGGTATCAGGGCATTATAAAACCACCGATAAAGACATTGACCATATTACCGCATTGGTTGGGATTGATTATGATCCGGCAACCATGGTGGTAAACAGCTGGATAATGGACGATAGCTATGGTGATTACCGGACTGGTTACGAGGTCAAATACGGTGATAATATTACCATGGCTCATGCTGATCTGCTTTATCTTTTGAAAGAGCAGAAGATAAATTCAAAGCGGTGCGTACTCGTACCAAAGAAGGTATAAAATGGAAAAGATGAAGGCCGCATTGCAGCACATCTATGGTTACTTCACCGACAATGAAAATGAAGGCGATTTCATGAAAATGGCCGGGGCTTTTCTCATGATAGTATCGGTGGTCCGGTTCGCTGCCTCCCAGGGGTTTGATCCCATGGCTTTCGGGGCGGGAGCAGGGGCCTTTGCGGCATCCAAGACACTGGATGTCATCAAAGAAAAAGGTAAGGAAAAATGAATGCAATACAAAAAATTTGGGAATGGTTCAAGGCTCGCCCTGTTTGGGTTCGTGTTCTTCTGTTTGTGCCTGTCGGGATTGTCATTATCGGCGCAATCATCTGGGGGCTCACAGAAGCCGGTCAGCGAAGCGTGGCAGCTGCCCGAGTGGCTAAAGCCTCCGATGCATCAACAGCCGCCGAGCGATCCGAGCAAGCCGCTATTGACGAGCATGGCAGACAGCTTGGAAAGTTGGGGGACTTGGTCGATACAGGACGAGACCTATCATCAGACAGTAATAAACACCGTGAAAGCGATATTGATCTCATCAGACGAGCGAGAGAAGGCGCACCAAAAAGTCCTTGATGCCAAAGATGCAGAGATTGCTGCTTATCGAATTGAAAATGAGTTACTGAAAAGCCAGATCCGAAGCCGCATTGAAGTCGGTCTTCTGTCTGGTGGCGGCGGGCTGCTGGGAGGTTTTGCTCTTGGGCTTTGGGCCGGGGCTTCAATAAATAAATAGGCGGCCAATTGGCCGCCTTTGTTGTTATCAGAAAGGAATCTCGTCGTCGTCGATTCTTCCGCCTTGCGGGGCCTGCGCCGGTTCAGCCTGCTTGTCCATCGCATTCTGTGCCGATGACCGCAGTACCGGCGGCTTGGTCAGTTTGAACTTGACCTTGCTCCTGGCCTGCCCATCCTGTTCCCATCGGTCCTGGATCGGTTCGCACTCGCAAACCACGCCTTTCCCCTTGGCCATGTTGGTCAGCCAATACTGGGGCTTCTTGGTCCAGTATTCCATGTCGAAAAAATGCGGCTTGTCCTTGTAGGTGCCGTCCTGCTGCTTCATCGACTCATTGCAGGCAATACTGAAATTGACCACCGTCCATTCGCCTACCGGACGGGCTTCCGGGTCTCTGGTCAGGTTTCCTTCTAAAAATGCGCTACGAATTCCCATGCTTTTGTAACTCCTTTACATCAATCGTATTGACGATATGTCCGGTTCCCTTGTGGGAAACCACGAACACCCGCGAATCCAGTTTATCAAAATACGCATCTTGCATCTGATAATAAGATTGGATCGATTCCACTTCTATTGGCGCGTCGGCCTCATCCATGATGATCGGGCTGTATTTGCGGTGCTGCCGTTCGTTCCGCTGCCTGATTAGCGCCTTGGTGTAGGTGTCCGAAAAAAATGCCTTGTGCCCAGGGTTTCGCTTGAAAAAACTGGTTTCCTTGGCGGTTTCCCCGTCGTAAACCAGAATGTCAAACCCGTCGGCGGCTTCCGTCCGAATGGTATACTGGCCTTCGCTGAAGGGCTTCAGGATACGCGTTGCCTCAAAGTCAATTGCCTGGATCGACATTTCCAGTTCCAGCGCCGGTATGTTTGCCGGTTGGAATGCCTTGGCTATGTAGGTCCAGTCGGTCAGGTTGGCCTCAATGGTCTCCAGTGCCAGGCGGGCCTCCTGAATTTTCGCCAGCTGGCCGGCGATTGATTCCAACTTGGTAGTCAGCGCCGTTATTTCATGCTCTGCCTTTTCCTTCCGGGATCGTTCATCGGCATACTGCTGGCGGAGTGATTCGGTTTTGGCGTTGGCTTCCTGGAGGCGGGCGTCAACGGTTTCGTCAATCTGGTAGGTCATTGCAGCAAGCGCGACCAATTCCCTGTCGATTTCGGCAATCTTGGATCCAGCAATCTCGCCTTCGCTGATTTTTGCGCGAATTGACTCTTCGCTGAATGGCGGGGTTTCAGCCTGGAGGTATGCCGGAGGCTCTGGAAGGGGTTCTGAAAGGGTTTCTGGCTCAGTTTGGTAGTTTGGCTCAACTGGCGGTTCCGGCGTCGGCCTGGTGGCGTACTGCGGGGCCGTTGGTTCGACCATGGCAGCAAGCAGGATCCTGATATCATTGATGCGCTGCTGCGCTTCCTGGTATTTAGCGCTGGCAGTTTCTTCGATATATCCGCACTTGATGCATGCGGTTACGGTAATGGCCTCCATTCTGGTCTGATCAGCCTCAAGCGCTGATTTCCTGGCAGAATATTCAGCCATTGCCTGGTTGTACTGGTTCCGCTTGGTGGTGTTTTCGGTGTCGATCTTGTCAACGGTAGCCTGATATGCCGCGTTGTATTCTCGCAGCGCTGCCTGATACTTGCTGCTTTCCGTTTGGTTGGCCAATGCTACCACTTGTTTGGCTTCCATCAATCGCCGGTTCCAGTCCAGGACAGCGGTATCATAGGCATTTTTCAGATCGGTGTTTTTTTGTTCAATCTGTTTTGCTGCCAGAATATCGACCAGCATGGCTTTATTCGACTCAAGCATGTTAGCGGAAAACTGCAATCCTGCCTTCTTGGTAGTCAGTTCTGTTTTGCGGTATTCGTTTCCAGCCTTCCGGTCGGATTCTGCACGTGATGCATTGGCCAGCGATTGCAGTTGGTCTACTTCCTGCTTAGCTGTTTTCCCGGTTTCGGCAAGGAGCTGCATCTTGTTGCTGGCATCGCGTCCTATCTCAGACATGGTATCAATTGCAAGCTGTACGCTTTCGCTTGATTCAACAAACTGTTCCGCACCAGCGATCCATGCTGCCTTTTCATCCCTGGCCTTTCCGGTCGCGCTCTTCTGGTCCAGCGAATACCGGGACTCGGATTCCCGGTTTACCCCGGCAATAGCCTGGACAACATTACGCGCGTCAACCTTCTTGGCTGCCATCAACCCGGGACCCTGGCTGGATTGCAACGGCTGGACATAAAACGTAGTCAGCAAGTAATCACTATACGGTCCGTACAGCGCCTCGCATTTTTCCATCATTTCATCAAAACTGGTGGTATCAAGCTGGTTTTCCGACCCGATGTATAGATAGCATTCGGTCTTGGCTGATTTGGTATGAGCTGCCTTGATGGTGATCAGGTGCCGGTGCTGGATCCCGTTTCGGTAAATGATCTTTTCAATGCGGGAATTTTCGCCATTAAAGAATTCCTTGATGGCAGAAGTCCGGCCAGATTCGGTATCCTTGCCGACGATTACCGGGTACGGGGTGCAGAAACCAAGCAGGCTGGATTTCCCGTCGCCCATGCGGCCGGCCATGCGGGAAACTCCGGCTGGTGACTCGGCAATGTCAAACTTGATGTAGCCGTCTTTCCAGAAAATGCACCCGTCAATTTCCACCGATGCCACCTGGATATCAAGTGGCTCAAGCGCCTGCGGGGTTACCGTCCGGCTGATATCCTTGACTTTTTCGATTACCGAGGCGGTGACGTTTTTGTCCCAAGCCCGGAAAATTTCGGGCAGTGACATTTCTTGATGGACTTCGACCAGCGCCGATTCACGCTCGATTGGCCGGTGGGTTACCCGACTCCAGGCGTGTCCGGTGGGGCATTCTGCCGCTTGGTCGTCGGTGTCCAGCCAGTAGGCGATATCGGGATCGTAGACGGCCAGCGGCTTGGTGATCTTGCGGCGCTCTGGCGTACCGTAGGGTATCCTGGTGATTACCGGCTTGCATCCAGGGGCTTCAATGGCGACAAGGTTCATGGCTGGTTTGAATCCGGTCTTGCCGAATGGGTTGCCGTCGATTCCTGTAAAACCGGCATACCCGGCGCTGACAATGGTGGACTCCCAGGGGATGTGGATATGGCCTACCGGAAACCGGTCAACGTTTGCCGGTTCCAAAATTTCCGTCCTGATCAGGATATCGGAAGCCTTCAGAACCATGTCTTGCATGTTTTCGCGGCGGGCATCGGTGACGTTCCCATGGATCAGACAGACGGCCACCCGGTTGGCGTGTAGCTCCCGGTGTGGGGCGATGAATTCGGCAACGTAATTTGCCAACATGCCTTCGGCCTCAAGGTTGGCCTGTTCCGAACTGGCAGACAGCGCCGCGTGGATCCCGTCTTTGTTGAGCTCCGGAATTCCGAACAGCACCACGCCAGGCAGGTTGGTGTATGCTTTGCCCGGGTACAGCAATTGCAGTCCGCAGTCAGTCAGCGGACCGTATGCTCCTGGCGCGTCATGGCTTGGCGTTCCCTCAATGGCTACCACCGGGCAGACGGCAACCAGTGACTTGATGATATCGCGGGCGGCGTTGATGCCGCCTTGGTCACTGGCAAGTACCGGCCGGTCCCAGAAGTCTCCAGGAAAGGCGATGAAGTCGACTTGGTTGTCAATGGCGGCTTTCCGGACCGCTGCCGCGCATTGCTTGGAGGTTTCGAGCCAACTTGGCGATAGATGAAAATCAGGGCATTCAATAAACTTGATCATGGGTGCTCCTTACCGCTATTATGCGCTTATATGCGGATTGTGTCAAGATATTTCCTTGACCGAATAATTGATTGACAACGATGCGGTGCAATTGAACCGTTTCGTTTCTCCGGATTCATCCGTTACTTCAATTGGAGTTTCAAAAAGCTCTTGTTCAAATGGCGGGTTATTGTCATTTAATTTTATGGCCCATTTTTCAACAATTTCTTCAAAGCTTTTTCCGTAAATTGTCTTTTTTTCTTCTCCCCAGTTTTCAAGGTCATAAACTTGAAATGGCTTGCACTTGCATTCATCGGTTAGCCAAAAATACTGGCCGCATTTTTTGCAATATCCGCTCACGTCTTCACCATCCAGCTCCCACCAATCCCATTAACACAATGTCCGCGCAACAGCGGGCCGGGCACCGAACACCTGAACGTGTCGCTGATTTCCTCATTGGTGGTAAGAAATCCATCGCGCTCGACTACATCCCGGCATTCTTTGATTATTCGCAACAACTGCGCAGTGTTGTCACACATGCGCAGGGCGTCAAACTTCCTGATTTCCCCATGGTCCCGGATGTGGTCCAGGATCTTCTTTTGGATTTTTCGGTCAAGCAAGACCATGGTGGATGATTCCTTCTGCCGGTATCTTGGACTCGATGGTCTTGAATGCCGCGATCACGCTTGGCCAATACTGGCTGGACTCGATTGGCTCCGGGGCCTTGCTGGCCCAGTCGGAAATCCGCTTGCACTCTGGAAGGTCGTCGGGATGCACGACTCCGTTGGCGATGTAGGCGGAAATGGTGGCGATGATGGCTTGTTTTTTGGATACTGGTACGGGTGGCGGTGGTGGCGTAACGGTAAAACCTGGCTGGTTTTCGTCGTCGCTGATCTGGTCTTCGATTGGCTTGGTAACGTCAAGCATCTTCCGCTCACCAAACAACATCGCAGCTGATCCTGGCGATTCACCACGGGCCAGCGCTGTAAGCCTGGCGGCGGTTTCCATCTTGAGCACGGCGCTTGACCGGCGAATGCGGGCAAATACCAGCACGCCTTGCGCCAGGTCTTCAGCCCGATATCCCGTCATCAGACCGGCAAGTTCCCGGATGGTCTTCAGGTGCGCTTTGGTTTCTGCCTTTTGGCCGGCAAATTTCATCTCACCGTCAAGGTGTGCCTGGCGCTGCCAGCGGGTTTGATATTTGTTGTCGTATTTCCCGGCGACCTTGTAACCTTGGGTATACATTTCTTCTTTGCTCCAAGCCTCACAGCACCGCTCAAAAGCATTGTACGCCACCGCGCATACGCTGGACTTGCGCTCCGTGCCGTCTTCCTGGATGACGGTGGAATATTTCTTGACAACCCGGCCTACCACCATCTTGGTGATGCTTGGCGGGGAATTCAGATCGGCGCGGACCCGGTTAATATCGACCTCCTCTACCAAGGGTTCATTGATCGAACGATCGCCACCTGATATGCCGCAGGCCTCGGCAATGGCGTACATGAGGTCGGGATTCGGCATGTACATTGGTTTTTCTTTTGACCCGACGTTGGCAAAATCGTTCATGGTGAATTTAACTTCCGTGATGATTGCCTCGTATTCCTCGGGCAACTTGTCGATGGCGTCAAAATTGACGTGGTTCCATTTGTCTTCCGGGGTGGCCTTCCTGCACCGCTGGATTGTTTCGGCGTTTCCTTTGATCATTTTTCGATGGCCTCCAGCATCCGCAGCCCTTTAGCCGCAGCCGTCTCCCTGGCCAAATCAATGGCCTTAGCCATCATGCTGGCCGACAGTTCCGGGGTTTCGTATTCGGCGGTAATGTCAAGTTTTACAAATCCCTTGGCATCCTGTGCAAAATTGATTCTGGTCCGTCCTACAGTGTTTTCCATTTGGTTATTCTCCTTGCTTGATAATAGGGCTTTATGCGGATTGTGTCAAGTCCTGCTGGTGCCCATCAACCGCATAATCGCCAAACCTTCCGACTCAACCAATATCTCATCCCCTGGCGTGATAACCTCCCGGTCGATTGCCAACTGCTTGATGCGCTTGTATTCATCGACCTGGAAGCCACCACGCGTGGAATAGAATTCCATGAAGCTTTGCTGGCTCAGGATCTTCCGTGTTTTATTCGTGCGCAGCCCGATCCAGTTGGCGTCAACGAATTTCTTGACTGATTCATGCGCTACTGGCTCCGCTTCCTTGCGGTTCCTGGATCCACGGGGGCGGCCTACGCGCTGTTCCGGGACAAATTCCGCACCGATCTTACCGGCCATGATATAGATGACCGTTTCCAGGGTAGCAAACGCAATCGAGAAAAACAGCAGGGCGATAATCAGCGCTGCCGATGGCTGGCTCAGGATCAACGGTAATCGGTTGAATACCGACAGCGCCTTGATTTTATCATTGCTGCCGCGCCATTCGGTTTCCCAACGTTTCCCAGCCACGGTCATGGCTTCATTCTTGACGGTGATCAGGGTATTCTGGTCGATTATCCGCTGGTCATAGGTGGCCGCGTTGGTCCGTTGGTTTTTGTCCAGAAATACCTTTTGCTCTGCTTCCAGGGCGTGTAGCCGGGATACCGCTGCTGAGTATTCATCGTTTGCCGTAATTACGTAGGCCGGTTTCGGTGGTTCGTCCGATCCGATTTGGACCGTGGTCATCATAAAGCAGACGCCGCCAAAAAATGTGATGATCGTAAATCCTGCCCAGACGACTTGATAGACGCGCTGTTTTAGTTTTTCGCATTCGATCCGGGCCCAGATTTTACCAAGCGAGGCCATGAATCCGAAAAAGCAGAGGGCGATTGTGGTCAGAGTATCGACGGCAAGGGATGCGAAAAACACGATAGCCAGGACCATATCGATCAGCGTAAAAGCGATCAGAGAAACGTCGCCGATGCCGTCGGCGTTGTGCAGGATCTTGTGTAGGCGGTTTGGTTCCATTATTGACCCGCCTTGATTTCAAGAAGCGTTGCCAGTGCTTCGCGTACTCGCTTGGCGTTGTGGCAATCGGTTGATGCCGAATAGTTGCATGATTCAAAGGCTTCTATTGCATGCAAAACGTCTGCCGTTATTTTTGCGATTCGTTTTTGCAATGGATCAACACCATGATGCAAGGCACCGGCCAGGACTTCGTTGGATATTCCAGCGCACGCATTCACACAAGCGACGATGCGGCGAGCATTGGCTTTTTGTAAATCACCGACAAGGTGAATCGGATCAATGATAGCAATACATTCAGCCAGTTCAAGTTGGCCAATCCCAATCTGGGTGATCGATAGGCATTTTTCATTAAAATACCCATGCAAAGTCGTTCGCAATTCCCAAGGCTCTTTCGTATGTTCCATCGTATTCTCCTAAAAAAATAGCCACCGCTATGGTGGCCTTATTATTGCATGGTGTGCGGATTATGTCAAGATAGGCTTATCGTTTATTTCGATCTTACCATCTTTCTTCTCCTGCCAAATCTCAGACAACCCGCCAGATTCCAGAACAAAATTATGCCATTTGCGCTGTCCTGGCTTCAGCCGGTCATTCACGGTTTTTTCTTCGATGTTTAGGAATACCGCCAGTGTGCTCCCGACCATGTCGGGTGTGATAACCACACTGCGCCAGCCGCACCTGTCCCCGCCTGCCATGTCTTCGTCAGTTTCCTTTCGCCCATGCGGTGGTGGCGGTAATCCGTAGGTGATATATCCACCATGCGGCGGTCTGTACGATCCTCGGTTGTTCCGCCAGGTGCAAGGGTTTGCTTCCCAGGCTGCATCATCGACGCGCTGAATACTCACGCAACACCCTCACATCATCTGCCGAAATAGCCACGCGCCGATCCATATTCATGTTCGGGTTTGCCATCTTTTCCAGGCGTTCCGCGTGCTTTGCCAACGCGGTCGCAGCCTGCTGCCAGGTCATGCCAAGCTCATCAAGCAAGGCAATAAAAGCCCGGCGCATCATTCCAGTGCAGGGACGATCCGGTTCCAGTCCAACGGCATCCAGGAAAATCTTTGGCGGGTTCTTTTCGCCAGCGATGAACTTTTCAACCATGCGCCGACCGTATCCGGTGATTTCGGCCACGTCCTGGACCCGGAGGTTCTTGGTAATCATTATTTGTTTTAGTTCTGTCATGGGTTTATATTATCATGTTGGGCGGGTGGCGTCAAGTCGTGGATGTTGCCGATGATTTCCCATGATTCTTCATGTAGCCCGTAAAAATGATACAATGGCAACCAATCTCCGATGCCCATATTGCCGGAAAATCTTTGATCGAATTTAATTATCTTTAGACCAAATGCCGCTATCTCATCATCGTATTCAATTGATCCAATAGTTTCAGCTTCGCATTCGTTGCCATCAAAAAGAAATTGATGCATCCTGACAATATCGCCTTCATAGATTTCTTTTCTATCGTCGGCTGTCAGTAGGCCGGTAAATTGCTCCAATTTTTTTATGTCTTTTATGGTTATTGAATCCTGGCATTCTTGAATTTCAAATGGCAATCCTTCAATCTCGCCATTAACAAAATCTATCCATCCAACATGAATATATTGACCGGATTTATCATCCCATGCCCTATACTTTGTTTTCATCGCCTTATAACTCCTCACGCATTCCTCAAATACTTCCGCCAAACGGTATCGACAAGCGCTCGATCCGCTCCCATCGCCTGCCCAATGGCATAAGCCTTCTCCAGCTTCCGCGCCCCCCTAGCTATCGCCAGCACCAGCCGGTTCATATCCGCCCGATTGGTTTCCTTGATGTTTACCAGCTCTCCCTCCTGTTCTTCTATTGGCTTCCGAATGACAACCCGCTTTTCAAAAATATAGCCGCAATGTGGGCATGTCATGTCGAATTTTATTACCGGTCTCTGGCAGTCGGGGCAGCGCTTGTATAGGGATTCTTCCTTTTCTTTACGCTTGGGCACGTCCAATGTCCATTCGTAATCATCATCCGGCAGGCCATGCCGGGTATAATTTGAGACGAAATCCAGAATAATGCCGCGCTTGCCTGACTCGGCAATGGCTGCCAGGCGGCCTTCCTTGGTGGTCAGGTCGTGTCCAGGTGCCCAATCTGCCCGGAGTACCCGACCTGAGTGCTGGCGCTTCACCACAAGCGATTCCGTTGGGCGTCCGTCAATCTCTACTGATAGGCCCTTGATATCGACGCCTTCACCTACGATGTCACACGATGATAGCAACGTACCGGAAAATAAAGCCGCTTTTCGTAAAATATCCGCAATATCGGCCTCCATTTTGCTATGAAGCGCCTGCATGGTATGCCCGGATTCGGTAAACATTGCCGCAATCCGTTCGCTGTCCTCGATGTCAATTCCGAATGCTATACCGGATTTACCGCAGCCGTGTTTTCGGTAGACCTCGACGAAACTTGATATTCTCAGTTTCTTAAGATCCGCTTTGTCAAAGTCACCCATCTTGTGATGCATTCCGCTGGTGTCCAGGTCTTGGGGGATAAAATAATCAAAATTCGCCAGGTATCCTTGCTCGATGAACCATTTTACCTGGGGGGAGACCAGCATGTGTTCGAACATGGAAAGAGGCTGAAGATCCGGGCGCGCGGGTGTGGCCGAAACTCCGAGCAACTTCGCATGGGGCCAGTATTCCATCACCTTCTTAAACATTGGCGCGGCTGCATGGTGGCATTCCTCGAAAATCAGATATTCCGGTTCATCAAGCAAGTGATACCGGGTGGCCAGCGATTGCACGCTGATGACCTGGACTTTGTACCGCAATACCGGATATCCAGGCGCAATTATTCCGTGCTTTAGGCCTATGGCTGTCAGGTGTTCGCTGAATTGGCGCATTAGCATCTTGCTGTGGGTTAGGAAATATACCGGGCGGCCACTGGTGTTTATCATTCGGTCGACAAAGGCTTTAGCGATTACCGATTTTCCGCAACCTGTCGGAGCCTGCAATATCAGCGACCGGCCACCGTGGGTAAAAAAGTCAGTTGCCCCGGTTACTAAGGTTTCTTGGAAGTCAAAGAGGTTGATCAATTTGCTCTTCATCAAAAACTTCGGCTTCCCATGCTTGTGAAAAATCTTGATCCTTGAACATTTCAGCCAAGCCGGTAATTTGGGCAAGTCGCAATACCTCATCGGAATCCATGCCAAGCTGTTTAGATATTTTGTCATCACTCCAATTACGTTTTTTGAGCTCCAGAACAATTTCGGACATGCTGGAAACTTTATGCTTGCCTCTTGCCCGATTGTGGCGAATTGTTGCGGCCATTCGGTCGGCCTTATCTTCCCGCCCATGATTTATGCAGACGATTGGCAGGTATCCGTGAACCCTTGACTCAATATCCTTGCATTCTTTTCCAACTCTATTTCGATGGAATCCATCTACAACTTCATGCTTACCGTCAATCGCCATAGTGACAATTGGTTGGGTATAGCCATCTTCTGATATTGAGGTATGAAGCAATTCCATTTCTGGGGGGGCAACGGCATTGGGATTGTAATCGTTTGAAAACACAAGATCATTTTTAACCCATATCACGCAATCTACTGGCTCATTTTTTAATGGTCCTGCATTGTGCATGGCGATCTTTATTTTATTTATCATGGATATCTTTTCGTCATCATTTAATTTTTTAATTTCATTGACAACATATTTGGCAATATCATTCATCTTTTTCATTCTCCATATCGTTAAAAATATTCCATTCCTTGCGGCGCTTTTTCATTAAATTCATGTATTTTGCGTAGGCGCTATTTTTTGTCGGGCTGAAGCCCATGCCACGGCACCAGTAATCGTTTCGCAATAAGCTACGGACAACACGCCGCCAAGCCGGAGCTTTATTGATAGACTCAAGTTCCCAGGGTGATTCATCAGGGATGCCGTCAGGATAACCGCGAGTCGAAAACCACTTGATGTATACCGCTATCTTGCCCTTGTAATGCTCTGAAGTAGTTTTTGGCATCGTATTCAAAAGCATCATAGCGAATGACTGCCAAGTGTGGTTTGGTGGCAAAGTTATATTGCGATAACCCAAAACGTTGCCAGTCTCATTGCTATACAAGTTTGATGTATTAGCACCTGATACACGCAGAACCATTTTTGACCATAAAGCCGGTTCGATAATTTGATAAAGCCATAGGCCACGGGCCTGAGTATCGCCAAACGGCTCGTCAATCCGCATCTGGTTTATCGTCAAGCCAGCCTGATAGAAACGGTCGTAAAGCTTATTATAGCACTTGTCAAACTTACTCAGGTATCGCCAGTCATCTTCAGTATTCCAGTCGTAAATCGGGTACACATTCCAAAGGTTTTTTTCAATGCAAGTGGTGTACATTTTTGACAGATACGTGTCTTTTTTCTTTGACAATGCCCGGTATCTGTTCAGACTTTCCTGGGTTCTAATGCCAACAAAACACGCGCACCTTTCACCTTGTGAGTACCATTGACCAAACAATGGAACAAACTCCTCAAAGGTAATTCCGTCATAATAAAACGGGAATTTCCTTGTATCGGTGATACTCATTTTATCCGGATGCCTTACCCAAATATCTTTCTTGTCTTTATCCCAGCAAGTCCACTCTGGTTCAAACTGGCTGCATCCATTCCATGTGCGGATAGGTATAGCACACCAATAAGGCTCGATATGATCGGCGTACAGTTCAAACATGTGCCTGACATGCTCAATGGTAAGTGTCATCTGCACCTCCCAGTCAAGGAAAAACAATGCAACCTTTCGATTGCGTTTGATTGCTTCTTCCATAACAAGGTGAGTCATGCATGTCGAATCCTTTCCGCCAGAAAATGAGCAATAGATTTTTTCGTAATTGTCAAATGTCCATGAAATCCGCTCTTGCGCAGCCTCAAGTACATTTGTGGTTAGGTATTTTTTAGGCATTTGTTTCCCTGAACTTTGTTTTTTCTTCCCATTTTTTTATGGCGATTTCGGCCGATTTATTTGCATCATCTTGCTGCTGTTTTGTCAAATATGCCCATGCCATTCTCGTTACCGATTCCGGGCAGCCAAGATGCAGGCAACATGCCGCATGCCCGATCCAGGCTTTTCTGTTTTGGTCGATATCTGATAGATTTTGTTCACACGCGTTAGGCCATTGATCAATAACCTTAAGCATCCACTCGCCATAGAGAACATGATCACCAGTAAACCGAATGGCATCATCAAGAAATCCCATTGACTGTTTTTTGCTAACCTTACGCCACATTCCAGCGTTATAATCCTCCCATTTTGAGTAATGGTGATAAATTTGCTTGCCCATGTTTTATCCTATTAAAAAATATCTACTTCATTGACAATACCAGATTGTGCGGATAATGTCAAGAGAATATACTCACAAACCGCCACCGCCTCCGGCTTCCCCATATCCAGCTTTCCCGCCCATTCGGTAATCGCCACCCGCTGCTCATCCGTAGGCCAGAACCCGCAGGCCATCCAATACAGGTGCCACAGTGGCGTAATAACCTGCTCCCGGCGTTCGCATACTTTTAACCAGCGGCTGGTGATGGCTATAATTTCCTCAGAACGGCAGGGCGTCTTTATATTCGTTTTCACCATCATAAATAAATATATAACCCATTCCATTTATACGGCTTGAAGTCTTTGTCGAGATACAAATACTCTTCCATCCATGAAATTTCTTTTAGCTGCTTAGCCGTGTAATAATAGCCGCCATGGCCATCAAATTCTTCTTTATACAACTGGACATCATACAAAAATCCAACCATTATATTGTGTCCGTCACAAAAATATAGTTTCCTGTAAATATTATTTATATGCTGAATCCATGTTGGTACTCTTATTATTCCCTGTTCATCTTCTTTTAAATATTTTGTTAATACCCATATTACGTGTATTTTTCTTTTACTGTATTCTTTCATGCGCTTGTCAATTGTTTCTATTGATATATCGCTGTTTTGTATTTCTATAACTACCGGTTTACCGTCGATATATAGGCTAATATCAGGCCTAACGCTTCCTAACGGTCTTTCCATTTCGCACTTAGTACAGTTAGGCTGTCTGATTAAATATTCGTAAATAGCCTTCTTTGCTGTCAAGTGTTCTATCGATTCATTAGTTCGATACTGACATTCTGATTCTGCCTTATGCGCAAAATGGTGTATTTTCTTTTCCCCAGCCTTGAGTATCACCACCTCATTGCATTCCGGGCAGTAAAACGGTCCATCAGACTTTAACGCATTCCATGCGATAATATTATTCTTTGCTATTATCATCGTATAACTTCTTCCATCCGGGCACCTTTTGCGCGTTGATACTGACCAGACCCTTGGTGTATCCCATGTACTGCATAGCTTGCGCGACGCTGTTTTTGTTCGCTGGCCGCGTGCTGTAGTCTCCGACTTTCAATTGCCTATCAATCCAGTGTGGCGTTACCGTATGGTAGCGGTTTCTGGCGTTGGCCTCTCCCTTTTTACTTTCAAAATCAGCTGCCACTATTTCAACAATCGCGCCATAATCGCTGTGCCTGATCATCGATGTTTCCCGCTCTTTTTCCATAAACCCACCGACAAGGCTGTCCATCATGCACGCCTGAAACCTTTCGTCAGTTGGTATCCCCCTGGCTCGCAGCGCATAATGAGCGTGTAGCTTTTCTGGCAATTTCTTGTTACTCAATATCGCGTTCAAGTTTATGTCTTTAATGGCAATCGGATAAAAACGCCGGTTACCCGTAGTGTCAGAAAGGAATTCCTTCATGTTTGATGTGCCGATATACGATACCGTTGCCGGTATTGGTTTGCTAAATTCCTGGTATTTCTGTTCGTGTGCGTAGACTTTTTGGCTGATGAAGCTCTTGATTGTTTCTACGTCTTCGTCGGTCTTCATGATCTTCATTTCGCCCAATTCTGCCAGAATCATTCCGCGAACCTTCCGAACCGTGTCGGCTGTACCAAACTTGTTAGCCGAACCAGACCCAAGCTCTACATAAAAATCCGGGCTTCCTGCCAGCCACCGGCATAGCGTAGTCTTCCCTTTGTTCTGCCCACCTTGGAGGACCGGCACAATATCGTTTTCCATCAAGTGGCAATATGACAAACCGTCATCCCGTAGCCTTGTTCCCTCCAGGTGGCAATGCATCCGCAAGAAAAACTTGTCCAGTATTTCCCGGTATTGGTCTTTGACGTGCTGCAATGGTACGCTGTCCCAGTCTGGTACGTCGAAATCCATCATAGCCAGCACCTGATCAAGCACGCTTGGCCCGGCGTCGCCATGCTCTGCTATTATCGTATCGATATAAGTCAAAACATTGTTGTATGTCCGGTTCTCACTGCTAACCCGGTTTTTTATTCGTTGAACTGCCAGGTCGGTAATCGATGGAACCAGAATATAGTTTTGCAGGCGCTTAATTATCGCGTCGCAGAGCATGTCGCTATTTGGGTAATTGGTGACAACTCCACCGGTGGTATAATCCCATTTAATGCAGTTCTTGATTACCGGATCCAGTTCGATTATCCGGTAATACCAGTCGGATACCAGTGCAAGTGGTTTTGGGTTACCGTCTTTATCGAGTTCGCCTGTATCACGGAAAATAATTTCCTTGATTGCCTCTATCATTTCCTGAGAAGGGGTTTCGTCCAGGTTGGTGGCTCCCTTGACCGGGATAATTATTTCCTTGGCAGCTGCTACCGGTCCGGCTATCGCCTGGCGGCGAACAAACAAATCAGGCTCAACAATGCGGGCAAAATGCAGTAGCGTTGCCTCCGTGATTCGTTTCGGGTCGAATGATTGCCACTTGCTGTCTGATAGGTGCCGTGGTGTGTGCGCATGGGTTACATTCAGCCAATCACCCAGGGAATAACCACCGGCCTTCAAAGCCATGCCAACGCGAACCCATTCCGCATATTCATCAAAAACACCCTGGCTATATGCTTTTGTCAGCGCCGACATTATCAGTGTTTTTTTGTCGTTTCCTTGGTAATGATCGTGAGCCAGAACTATTTTTTTCTCGATCCTGATCGGCTCAACTTTTGGTTTTGGCCGCAAGAATTCGCCTTCATGGTGCTCAACTATCGGGTCCGCGCAGCCAAAGAAAAACCGCTCTGCATTCTTTGCGTTATTGTCTATGAACGGGAATTCCTCAACCAAACACGCCATGTCGTAATTGAGTTTTTCACGATCCTTGCAAATCTCACCTTGTGGAAATATTACATGGTATCGGTCTCTTGGTCCTTCCTTCTTTTTTTGTTTCTGATGGCTGCGGCTGGTAATTATCCAGTATTCGTACTTGTCGAATATTTCCCGGAACTGCTCAAGCGTACATTTGCTGTCCTTGTCAGCGTTGTCTATATCGCCAAAAAGGAACTCCGAACATTTCCAATGAGTGGAATTACGGTACCGACTTCCAAGCGCTGGCGCAAGGTTCTTGTAGCTGTCGGTACCCTTCTTGGCCTCATTATCAATCCAAGTGGTAGATTCCTCTGTCAAAGGCAAAAAAAGCGATGGCGACCAGTCATAACACGCAATAAATTTCAGATCTTCAACTGTTGAAAATTCTCTATCGTCGAACCCATGGGCAATGTTAGCCCGCTGGTACTGTCCGTTACTTGATATTTTCATCTGGCCTGTCCAATAGGTGAGCTTCTTTCAGTTTTAGCTTTTCAATTTTTTCTGGTGACAAGTACAATTCAAGCTTTTTATAGTCTGACTTGTATCGCCTCTCCCACTTTTTCTTGCTTCTGCTCATTTGACCGCCAATAAAAATGGCCGGCCAATTGCGACCCCTTGCGGGTAACTCCATCACAATCAACCAGCCAAAATAATTTTTCTAAGGTGCCGAGGGGAGTTAGACCTCAACAAAAACAGTGTAGCATAGGTGCAAAACGATGTCAAACATTACTTGTTTAACCTATTTTTACCGTTTTTTGTCTAACGTCTGTTACTATTAATTCTTTACGGTCTATATATTTACGTTAACAACGTTATACATAGTAACTAAAACAAGTAATTTTTTTAATGCCCAACCTCCTATAGCGTGTGTGTATATATGTTATATCGTGTGTTATATATCTATTCATGTGTTACCTATTTATACTCTATAAAGTAGAAAGAAAAGAGTATACTATAGTGTATAAAAATAGCTTATTCTTTATATATCAAAGAGTTAAATGTAGTGATATTGGTAATTAAAAAGTAATAAACGGTAATTACGGTAAGTTTCTACATAATAATACAATAATTCTGTATAAATATACATAACAGGCTATCAGTTGACAATTGACGCATTCTATGGCAGAGTTTTGGAATGGGTGAAAGAAATTCCGACAAGCTAACTGGACTCCAGGCCGCATTTTGTCGGGAGTATGCAATTGATTTCAACGGTACTCGCGCAGCTATTGCCGCCGGGTACGCTGAAAAAGGCGCTGCTGTGTCAGCTTCGCGCTTGCTTATAATTGCTAAGATAAACGCCGAGATTGACCGGCTAATTGATGAATCCCTTGGGACAAGCCGGAACCGCCTTAAAAAACAGGTGCTTTCACTGACAAAAGAAATAGCCGAAAAGACAAAAGAAACCGTTGACGAAAAAGGTGAATCAATCACCGACTACAAGTCCGCAGACCGTGACCGATTGAAGGCGCTGGAAATGCTTGGCAAGTATGCTGGAGTATTTACAGAACAATGCCCAGTGGTTGAAATAACAAACAAATATTCCGTGATGACCGACGAAGAAATAGACAAGCGCCTTGCTGAGCTTAGAGACGAAATTGACAAAAAAAGATAGGAAGGCCATCGAGGTACTGATTGAAGCAGACGCCTTGATGGAAATCAAAAAACAGCGCTTGGCAAGAAAAAGTCATCTTGAGTTTATGCAATATGCATGGATAAAGGGCGACAAAGATCCTTTAATCGTTGGATTCCACACCAAGAAAATATGCTTAAGAATTGATAGGGCAATGGAAGATTTCAGGAAAGGGATTTCTACTTACTTGCTGATTTCAGTTCACCCAAGGGCCGGAAAAAGTGAAATTGTTAGCCGATACCTTGGGCCACACTTTCTTGGCGAGTTCCCCGACAAAGAAGTCATGCAGGTCACCTACCAGGCAACTCTTGCTGCCAGCTTTTCGTCATTTGGCCGTAATGTTGTCAGATCAAAAAAATTCCGTGATCTTTATCCGGATGTTGAACTATCAAGCGAAACAAACCAGAAAGCCAACTGGACAATTGCCGATAAAAAAGATAATCCGACCGGTGGCAAGCTCTATGCCGCCGGGCTACAGTCAGGACTAACTGGCAACGGATTCCACCTGGGAATTCTGGACGATTATTTCGCGGGGCGGGCCGAAGCTGAAAGCAAGATCCAGCGTGATAACGCTTGGGATGCATTCGCCAATGATTTCATGACCCGCGCGGCTCCTGTTGCCATCGTCGTGGTATTGGCTACCCAGTGGCATATTGACGACATAAACGGGCGGATTAAAAAAGAATCAGCGATCAATGAAAATTTTCCGCAATTTGAAGTTATGAGTTTCCCGGCGCGTGCCGCCGATTATACCGGGGAAGGCGAATATACCGGCGAGTATCTTTTTACAGAGCGCTATCCCGAATCATGGTATCGAACGCAATATGCAACACTGGGGCCATATTCGGCATCATCGCTTTTTGACTGTAACCCGATGTTACGGACTGGCGGACGGTTTAAGCTGGACGGCATTGATTACTATGATCACAAAGCTGATAAAAACTGGATCAGGGTATGGGACTTGGCCCACACTGCCAAGGCCAGGGCCGGTGATGATCCGGACTGGACAAGCGGGACGAAGCTGGCAATAGAAGTGCTGCCAGGAGATCCGGTTCCGCACCTCTGGATTGACAATGTATTTAGGGCAAGGGACGGGGCAGCGGTTCGAGACGAAAAAATCAAAGCCATTGCCATGGCAGACAGCGCCTATGTTAGGCAAGGTGTCGAAGTAAGCCAGGACTCAAAAGACGCTTGCGAATACTTGCGCAAGTCGATGCCTGATATCAGCTGGAATGCAATTAACCTTGCTGGCAAAGGCGACAAGGGAACCAGGGCCACTCCATTGGAACCAATATTTGCGGCCTACGGCCATGTGCATGTCCGGCGTGCCGACTGGAACAATGACTGGATTTCTGAGCTAATGGTTTTTGATGGATTGGGAAACGCTCATGATGACCAGGTGGACAACATGAGCGCCGGGTATATTTACCTCATGGGAGGCTCATCCTCAATCATGACAGACGAGCAACGGGCGGCGATGGCTTCACGGAGGCGGTGAGCAGTTACCCGCTCCAGCTCCTGCTCCAGCTCCTGCTCCCGCTCCTGCTCCAGCCCCTGCTCCTGCTCCAGCTCCTGCTAAACTCAAAACCAGTACGTAAAATTGCCGCAATCATTTTTGAGACCTTGGCAGGGTTTTTATTTCAGTCATATCTATGACGGCCCCGTAGTTGATTTGCACCGGGTTTTCATACGGCTCAACCTCATCAAACTGGCATGATTTCAGGTTGTCAGAAAACCGGCCATCGTCAGCTATCCATGCCGCATCATCCAAGATGCAAGACACATTGCCAACCAATTTGGCAACACGTCCGGTATAGTGGTGGGTTACCGACCGGATAAACACGTTTTTCCCAAGATACTCGACAAACGGGTTTTCGCTGGTGACATTGCCGCCAATCATGGCTGTAAGCTGCTTGAATTCTCCGATGGTCAATTCGTTGATGTTCATTATTCCTCCGATTTTATACCAGTATCAAATACCGGCTTGAATTCCACGTGTTCAGCGATGATCCTGACGCCTTCGCTGGTTTGCTTCAACCGTCCAACTACCCGGACTCCACGACCTTTGACGAGTTCATCATAGCAGCGCTTGCCAAGATCGCCGGAAACCTCAACGTCGAAGCGCGAAACTTCTTTTTCATATACGCGATCACCGTCAACCTTGTTGTACCGGAAAGATTCAAAGGTAAAACCGCAAACACCGTTTCTGATTTCCTCGGGATTTGCCACCAGATTTCCTTCAAGCAAGACACTGTTCAAACTGTTCATAGATTTTCCTTGCCACAATATTATCACATAATGCGTAATATGTCAACATCAGGCTATGGTTTACACCTAAACCCCGCAATGATATAATCCTTGCCCATGGGCATATTTGACTGGAAAAAAACCAAGGCTTCGCAGGATACCGAAAATCCGGTTCTGACAACCCGCCGAACACCTTTCGCGGTCGATATGACCGAAAACATCAAGATCAATGGCGAGTTGACACGGGGGCTGGTCCATAACACGTACCCTGGATACAAACTGGCCGGTGCCATGGCCTATGCGCCGATACATACCCCGATTGCCATCATGGGCGTGCCGATTCCTGTTTGTGAAAGCGAACAGGTCCGGCAACGCCTCACTGATTTTGTTGAGTCAGCGATTACTAAGTTCGATGCCGTCCACGCATCCAGCCATGGCGACGGTACTATCTGGGTCTGGCCTTTTTTCAACCTGTCAACCGGGCTGACTGACCTGGAATTGATCATCGATGACAAGATTTCCGACGTTATTGTCGATATCACTACTGGCGAGATAACCGAGGTAATCAGCACCGAGCAGATAACCGTGCAAGCAAGCTTTGGCACGTCCAAGATCGTCAACCGCAATCGGTCCTGGACGCGCGACCGGATACGTGATGAGCGCGACGGTGTGGCTACAGTATCGCGCAACCCGCTTGGCATCATGCCGGTACCGTTTGCCAATGAACCAGATATTGGCCGGGTCCGGGGCCATTCGGATCTTGAGCGAATTATACCCGACCTGAAAACCTACCATGATGTAAAACTGCAATGGGCCACGGTCCTAGCAAAAATGCAGCCATTCGTCAGCCAGGAAACCGAAAACGTAAACGATTGGCTCCGGAATAACGGGTTTACCAGCCTGATCGATGTCGATAAAAACAACATGGATTTTATTATTAATTTGGCAGGGAAAGAGAAAACAGCGTTTGTATTCCCCCAGGGTGCCGGGGCCGAATATGAGAAATACCTGAACATGGCGTTTTATGCCATTGTCCAAGGCTCCAGTATCCCGGAGATTGCATGGGGGCTGGTATCAACTGGGAACCATGCATCCAGCGAAGAGCAGATGGAACGGCTCATGTCCTATTGCCGGAAAAAACAACGCCAGCATACCCGCCAGTGGCAGACAGTATTCCAGGCGGTCGCCGCAATCGAGGCCCGCGCCAACATCCTGGCACCGGCCAACGATATCCGCGTTGAATGGAACAGGCTTGACGCTTTGAGCGAAACCACCAAGGCTGACATATTCCAAAAGGTGGCCGATGCCGTCCAGAAGATGACTGATGCCGGCGTTCCGGGGCCGGTAATTCATGCGCAGTTGAAAGCGTTTTATCCGGCTGCCACGATTGAGGCCTATGATGAGTTCCGGGCGTTGAGGCAGGATGCGGCCAAGTTTAAGGCATTTAAAGATGCCCCGTATCTGGACATACTTGATGCCGAAGGCCAATCCGGGTTATGACATCCACCGAATACTACAAATCCTACACCGCAGCCTGCAGGCGCTGGCCGTCGCTGATACGGTCTGGCATGTCGGAAATTAAGGCCGCCTATGCGCTGGCCGCTGAGGCTGCCGAGGCTGCATTTGCCGATGCCTCCGGCCTGGCTGCCGAGCGTCTGTCATCGATCAATACCCAACT